CATACGTGGACAACTGGCTGCGCACCCGGCAGGCCGTGTCGGACATGGTCAATATCTATTCGGTGCTCAACCTTAAGACTGATATGTCTTCGGTGATGGCCGGCGGCGACGGGGGCAACGTGTTCGACCGTGCTGATATGTTTGTGGCCGCCCGGGATAACCGGGGCATCATGCTGACCGACATGAATGGGGAAGATCTGCAGGCCATCGCCGTTCCCCTGTCCGGCCTGTCCGATCTGCAGGCTCAGGCGCAAGAGCAACTGGCGTCCGTGGCGCGCGTGCCGCTGTCGGTCTATCTGCAGGTTACGCCGTCTGGTCTGAATGCGTCCAGCGACGGCGAAACGCGCAACTTCTACGCGGACGTGCATTCGTACCAAGAGAAGAACATGCGCGGCCCGCTCAAGCTGATCATTGACCTGATCCAGCTATCCCTATTTGGCGCGATCGACCCGGCCATTGGCTTTGAGTTCCTGCCGCTTTGGGAGATGAGCGACAAGGACAAAGCGGAAATTCGCAAGACCGATGCCGAAGCGGACGTGGCGTACGTGGCGGCCGGGATTGTCAGCAACGACGAGGCCCGCCAACGCATTGGCAACGACGAGACCTCTTCGTATTTTGGCGTCGACCTGACAGACCCCGCCCCGGACGTTGAGGACGACGAGGAAGACCCTACGGCTCAATCAGAATGAGTGGCTGATGTTGGCGGGCGACGATGTGGGGAAATTGCGCACACGCGTAGTCGAAGGCTTGTTGCGCTTCTGGCCACCCGTATCCCCGGACGTAAAAACCTGAGTTGGAGGCACCGCGCGTATCGCCAGACCGGTCCCACCAGAAAAAAGCGTACCAGAACGACAGGCCGCCACACGTCCAAAAGACCTTGCCGTCATACACGTCTGTGCTCTTGCCGTTCTTGAGTAACCCGCCATCCATGAGGCTATCCGTCCACGGCATCCCGCCGGGCTTGTACCACAAGGTTTTGCCGCTTGATGTATGGAGATAATGGCCCGGTCGGTCCCAGCACCCAAAATAAAGCGCCAGTTTTCCTTCGGCTTTGCCGGTTTCGATAGCTGCTTGCAATTTGCTCACGGCACCATCGCCATAAGCACGCCGACGGCTACGAACAGTGCCGCCAGCCCTGCTCCCGCCACGGCCAGCCGGCCAAGCGCACAGGCATGGGACGAACCGATCGGGCCGTTGATCTCCGACCACGAGCGGCCAGACTTGCGAATGCCCGTCACGTCGTGATGCGCACGGGACGAGGTGTAGCGGTGGCTGGTCATTTTTCTAATCCTTCGGCTTTGCGCACGGCGTCACGGGCCGCGCGGTAATGAGAGACGAGTAAACGGAATTTCGCCCACTCTTCCGGGCTCTCTTCGTCGCTGATCTGGTCGCAGCATTCCGCGAATGGACGAAGCGCCTCTAGGAGATCCGGGAGAGCGGCCAGCGCGGTTGCGTTTGCTAAGGTTTCTTCGTCGGCCAGGTCGTCAGCCCACGCGTCTTCGCGCCACCCCGAGCCCAGCTTAAGCGGCGGGTTACACAAAATGCCATCCCCGCCTAGTGAGCGCACCACCCCATCGCCAAAATGAGCCCATGGTCCCGCAGTACGCGCGGTCATCGCCCCGCCCTCCGAAGCCGACGCAGCCGGTCGTCAATGCCCTTCAACCGCAGATGCTCGTCGCGCGTGGCGCAATGGTGGGCCGGTTCGGGAAGAAAAACACGACCGGTAATATCCGGGCCGGCGTAACTGCGTTCACTATAGGACATGGCAGGCTACCCAGATGATGAAGCCCCAAAGGACTAGGTTGGCGAATATGGCGAGGGCCATTGCGGTCGAGCGGGTCATGCCGAGAAGCGAGGCCGGAAGCACTGGGTTAACTTGCCGGTGGTACGATCAAGATGCCGAGAGATGCCACCAACATCGTGGGCTACGTTGAAATCGTCCGCTGCTAAAAGGTCGGCCAAACGAAGAGGATTACCGTTGGCGTGGCAGGCCGTCAAATCCATCACGATTTCCATCCGGCGGCCGGTTCGAGCGCGCTTTGTGAACGCAACCCCGCCGCTTTCCAAAATTTGAAGCATTCGATCAACGATCTGGTCAATTAGGTTTTGGTCAAACGTGGGAATATTAAAATTGACGGCCATGTCTCGTCTCTCCGCTGTGTTGCCATCCTCCTAACCCCTACTGACACACCCGTCAACACCTTATTTGCGCCCCGCGCCGTTCGTGCTACTAATGACCGATGGCACACGCAGCGGGCATACTTTTCAGGGCTACGGACGGCCGGTGCTTGTTCGTGTTACGCTCCGATCAGACCCGTGACCATCCAGGCACGTGGTGCTGGCCGGGCGGCGGTATCGAGCCGGACGAGACGCCCGAACAGGCCGCCAGTCGGGAGGTCCTAGAAGAAGTAGGCCGGACCGCTACCCGGCTGGGCAAACCGATCGACGAGCGCGATGGCTTCGTAACCTATCGTGCCGACGTCATGGCCCCGTTCGAAGCCGAGTTGAACGACGAGCACGTGGCGGCGATCTGGGCCCGGCCCAGTGAAGCGCCCTCCCCGCTCCATCCAGGCGTACGGGCCACGCTGGCGACCTTTGACGCTGATAGTGGTTTGCGTGTCACAGTGGCCATGGACGCTGCGCCCATCCGCCCCTCCGCCGCCACGCGCACCGCCCTGCAAAAGCGGTTGGACGCGGCCATATCGGAGATGACCAAGAGCGTGATCTTCTGGACGCGCGCCGCGTACCGAACGGATGCGCCCGCAACGATCGAACTGGCGCAGGATGGCGTGCTTAACGACGCGTTCGACAAGCTGGCAGAGCGTTGGCTCGGCAAGTTCGACACGCTGGCCGAACAACTCGCCCACTGGTTTGCCCAGGACCACAAGAACCGGGTGGATCGCACGCTACGATCGCAACTGCGCGCGGCGGGTTTTACGGTCAAATTCACCATGTCCGCGCCGATGCGAGCGGCCTTTAACGCCGTAATCGACGAGAATGTGGCGCTCATCAAATCCTTGCCGCAAAAGTACCTGACGGACGTCAAGATCGACCTGATGCAATCCGTGCAGAACGGGCGGGATCTGGGCTATCTGACCGACCGGCTGACCAAGCGCACGGGCGTGACGCAGCGCCGGGCCGCTCTGATCGCCCGCGACCAGAACAACAAGGCGTCAGCGGTCATGGCCCGGACGCGCATGCTGGAACTGGGCATTACCCGTGCCAAGTGGCTGCACTCGGCCGGCGGCAAGACCCCCCGTCCCGAGCACGTCAAATTTTCCGGGCAGGAGTTCGACCTTGCGAGCGGCCACGACTTCGGGGACGGCGAAGGCCACGTGTTGCCGGGGCAAGCGATCAACTGCCGGTGTGTCGCGGTTCCGGTATTGCCAAAATTAGTGGGTTGACAGGTGCGTCACGAGCGGGCAGCTATAGGACTTCCCGGCATTAGAACGACGCCTAGCTGGGATTGTAGCAACTAGTCGTTCCGCTTATCTTAAGGGGAAATCACATGTTTGGTATTTGGTCTCTTTTCGGCTTTGGGCGCTGGTCGACTTTCTGATTTCACGGTTGAACACGGCAGGCGACATGCAAGTTCGTAGTCGGAACGACCTTCAACGTACGATCTCCCGTATAGGGTAAAACTGGCCTGCCCCGGATACTCGTATTCCAGTACGCCCGGTTCATTGCAGTTAAGATCGTACTTCCGTCATTGAGGCCAGATAGCCCCATTCGGGCCGTCTGGCCTCTCTTATTGTGCCGTGCTATACCCGCGCCATCCGACCGTTTTAGGGTAGCTAGATGGCTTCGATTTCCACGCTTGTTGATCGCGTAAAGATCGTCGTCCTGTCGAGCGGTTCCGGGCCGTTCGCCCTAGGTGCACCGGTTGCGGCGTATCGCGGCGTGGAAGCCCTGGCGGACGGCGCGACGTACAGCTACGCAATCGAAAGTGGCTCGCAGTACGAGGCGGGCACGGGCGTTTATCTGGCCGCGACCAATATCTTAGTTCGTACGCCGCAAATCTCCAGCAATGGTGGGTCGGCCGTTCCCTTTCCTGCCAACGTCCAGTTGCTTTTTACCGCCCTCGCTCAAGATCTCGTGGCGGCCAGTGGTGGCGTTGCGGTCGTGCAGTCGCCCGGCAATAGCCAAACCGCCGTCATGTCGCAGCAAGCCGTAACACAAGGGCTAAACAGCAAGTATGGCGCAGACAACCCAGACGGTTTTGTTGACGAGCCGACCGCTGTCGGAGCCGCGCGGCGATCGTTGGATTGGCAAGACGTCACGTTCAACCCGGGTATTTTTATCGGGGGCACGGACCAAGCGCCCAGCCTCGAAAACAACGAGGCAAAAGGGTTTCTTTTGCGCGACGGCCTTTCGCGGCTGGCCGTTCTTCAAGTGGTCGTAGTTGCGCGCGATCTAACACGGCCCACCGACGGCTTTACCAAATTGGATGAATTACGGGTTACGAACTTACCCGTTGCAGGCGGTGCGATGGTCGGTCAACCGTTGACCATCGTGCAACAAACGGGTCTACCGCCGGGATGTTGGGGCCGGCTGGAAGGCGACGTGATCGCGCTGCTAAAGGCCGACGAGACGCCCGTCCTGTCAACCGATATCGAACCGGACGTGCTGGACACGTGGTATTTTCATCTTTCCGGCCTCGTTGCCATTATTTCGGAGAACGACGCGTGAAGCGTTTTCTTAAAGTCGTCGCGCTACTTGTCGGCCTTGTGGCGGTCCCTGCCTTGGCCGCTCCGCCCGTATTCGACCCGGCGACCCATCCGTTCATCCAGCTGATCACGACCGACAAGGCCGTCTACAAACCGTTGGTACCGGGCAACATTCTCGTCACCTTGCGTAATACGACCGGTTCTGTCGTGAACGCTACGATGGCAACGGCCATTACGCTCAACACCGCTCAGGTCGGAAGCGATAGCCGCGCGGTCAGCATCCCGGCGAACGGCTCAACTACGGTCAGCGTGCCTTTTACGATTACTCAGACGGGCGAAAAGGGGTATCTCGTCAACGTCGTTCTGACGAATGGCGGAACCATCGTCGACGCCGCGCCCGGTGCGATTGACGTCCAGACCACCCCGCTCGCCATGAAGTACCCGCGCCAGTGCTGGAACACACAGTACGACAGCGCAACCGATACGGCCGGCCTGATCGCCAACCACGTGGCGTTCCATTGCAATGCCATGCAGGCATACGACGTCTATTACCGGCCGGAACTTGCGCCGCCTTCGACGCTCAACACGTGGCCTTCCCTCGCGAACCACCAGATTATCCGCAGCAAGGTCAACGAAATTATCGGCGCGGCTCATGCCGTCAATATGCCCGTTGGCTTTTTCCAGGCCACGGGCGAAGCGTATTCGAATTTCCCAGCGCAGGCTGTCAAGCCGTCCGTTTCGTGGGGCTCGTTCCGTAATCAATGCGGACTGACCAATTCCTGCACCGAAGCGGATCTGGACCGTTCGCCCCAACCCCCCGACAACTGGACGCAGTTCGGATGGCAGGCGGACCACCTCGATTTCTTTGACCCATGCAATCCGAACTGGCAGCAATTCCTCGTCGCTAATTCGATCCGCCCGATGATGCGGCAATTTCCGTTCGACTGGTGGCAGGCCGATACGGTCGGCGCGCCCGTGCAGACGACCTACGATAGCAAAGGCCGCCGTATCAATACCGAAGTGTGCGTGACGACCCTCGTGTCCAGTGCCATTACCCGTATCGGCAAACCGGTGATTGGAAACTACGTCAGCGGCTGGGGTATCGTACCTGCGGCGATCAGTGGTCGACAGCCCTATATTTATCGGGAAACATGGAATTTCGACACGCCCTTCGTGCCCGGCATCAATGCGCTGTTATATAGCGAATTTGGATTGCGGCGTTACACCGCCAAGCCGGTACTTACGCCCGCGTATATCAACCGCACGCTGGCCGATAATTGCGCGTCGGGGGCGACGACCTCGGGTTGTTTTGTCAATCCTAATTCAGTCCGTATTGCTACGGCTATTTTCGCCATCGCCGGATCGTCGTTGATGAACCACGCTGACACGGGTTGCATTGTGACCAATGTCTATGTGCCGGGGTATCAGTTGCCGTGTACGCCGTCGACCCAACAAAAAATTCTTGATTACAAGGCATTTGAAGTTGCCTACCAGCATATGCTCCGGGATGCGACCGGCAACACTTCTGAGCCGATCATTCTTTCCGGCTCCGGGGTGACGCAAAGCGCGGTCGGGGCGGCCGGCGCGGTTTATGCTGTCGCAAAGACCAAAGCCGGTTCGCAGATAATCCATTTGCTTAATCAGACAGGTCTTGCGGTAAACGACTGGACCGATTTGCCCGGGGCTAAAATCCCTCCTACGCCGTTATCCAATATTGGCGTTAAAATGTATTATGTCGGCAACGTCGTAATACCGGGTACTAATAAATTATGGTGGGCCACACCTGACGCAGAAAACGGTGCGGCCAAATCGCTCACCTATACGACCGGTACGGATAGCGGTGGCAATTTTGTTACGTTTACTATCCCTACTCTGTCAATTTGGGATATGGTCGTTCTGGAAACGAGTGTTGTTGATACCGACCAGAATATTTCCGCTCGCCAGCCTATCCGAGGCGGATGGTATGCAGACAGTTCGGAAGGAACTAGCTATAGCGCCGGGGCCGTCAAGTCGACGGGAGGCGGCCGTTTCGTTAAATATCGTGGCGTTCAATTTACCGGGACGGCTCCAACTGGCCTTAACGTAGTTTACGCAGCGGTCGCGTCGACCACCATGACCTACCGGCTGGACAACGCTTCCGGGCCGATCGTGGCGACCTGCGCCCTTCCCGCGACAGGCAACGTTACAACTACCGCTTCTTGTAGTTCGTCCGGAGCAACGGGCCTTCACGACCTTCACGTGACTTTTAACGATCGACCGGTTACGCTCTATTCGAGCCAATTCAACTAAGGCCGCCCGATGATATTGCTCGCCATGGATTTCAAGACGACCAACCGCAGCTATTGCGCTGATGGCCGACTGCATGTCGCGTCGAGCAATATCAGCAAGGGCAACGTCTGCCCGTACCTGGGTCGTGAAATTCCCGACTGGCGCAATTTAGGTTTGAACCCAGACCGGATCTATAATTTATTCCGCGATCCGGTCGAACTGGCCGCTGCCGCGCCGACCTTCAACAACCTGCCGATCTTGAGCGAACACGTTCCCGTTACCGTAGACGACCATCGTCCCGAACTCGTAGTCGGTTCGACTGGCACGGATGCGGCCATGAACGGCACGTATCTGGAAAACTCGCTGGTCCTTTGGGAGCGGCAGGCAATTACTGGTGTCGAGAAGGACGAAAAGCGTCAATTGTCGTCTGCCTATCGGTATCGCGCCGACATGACGCCCGGAGAATTTGAAGGCGTTGCATACGACGGCCGAATGTGTGATATTATCGGGAACCACGTTGCATTAGTTTTCGAAGGCCGCGCGGGATCGGATGTTATCGTTGGAGACGAGAAGCCCATGGTTATGAAATCGCGGCGGGCGCTACTGGTGGCGGGGAGCCTTTCGGGCATCATCCGTCCCTTGCTGGCGCAGGATGCCAAGTTCAGTTTCGACGCCGCGCTTGAGGGTGTTGACGCATCGAGCCTCGCCAAGCCGGGCGCACCCCTCAAGCTGGCCGAAAAGGTCGGCGGTCTCGTGCAGCCGTTTCTGGCCGCCGATGCGAAGCTGGATATTCCGGTTCTGCTGACCGCGATCGAAACGGCAAGCAGCCTTGCCATGGACGGCGACGACCTTTTGCCCGCGCAGGATGCGGACGAAGACGAGGAAAAGAAGAAGGCCGACAAGATCGCGAAGGACGCAGCGGACGACGAGGAAGCGAAAAAGATCGCTGCCGACGCCGACAAGGGCAAGCCAGCGATGGACGCAGCAACCGTTTCGACGATGGTGCAGGAAGCCGTTCTTGCCGAGCGGCAGGCTGGCGTTGCCGTCCGTACCGCTGAGCGCGAAGTTGCCCCGTTCGTCGGTGAACTGCCCGCCATGGACAGCGCCGCCGCCGTGTATCGTGCCGGCCTCAAGGCTCTCGACGTCGATTTCGCGGGTGTGCCGGATGCCGGCTTGGGCGGCCTGTTCCGTTCGGTTGCCAAGGCACGCAACGCCGCGCCGGCCGTCGCTCTGGACAGCCGTGGTGCCGCTTCGGCTCGCACCGATTTCAACACGCGCTTTCCGAAGC